ATGTAAGGTTATCACCACCACCAGCACCCCAAGACAATTGACTTGTACCGCCTGAATTACGCAAAGCCCCGCCAGCACTTGTTGCAGCCTCAAAAAATGGGCCAACAAACTTTGTCGTTGCGGTGATAGTCGTGCCTCTAACCGTGTTGGCAGTTGTCCCGCCAATTGCTGGCGGCGCAGACAAATCCAATGTGCCGCCCAAGGTCAGGCTTCCAGAACTGGTAACAGTGCCACTAAGGGAAATCCCTGAAACCGTGCCTGTACCACTAACAGATGTAACCGTTCCTGTGGTTGGTGTTGCCCATGAGGGAACGCCTGAAGCCAAGGTCAAAACCTGACCATTTGACCCAGCCGCCAAAAATGTTGTGGTGCTTGGCGCTGTTTGGTAGGGTACTGATCCCGATGCCCCGCCAGCCAAATTAGTGGCGGTTGTGGCGCTTGTTGCACTAGTGGCAGTAGCTGCGTTACCCCCAATAGATAAACCGCTTGCAGTGCCTGTTAAATTCGTTCCTGCGCCGCTGAAATAAGTGTTTGCTGTGACCACTGTGCCAGTGACTGCCGCAGCAGTTGACCCGCCAATGGTTGTGCCATCAATTGTGCCGCCCGTAATTGCTACCGAATTGGCGTTTTGGGTGGACATTGTGCCAAGCCCAGAAACTTGACCGTTGGTAATCGCAATTGCGGTATTGGTAACTGATGTGACCTGACCTGATGCGTTGGTGACAAATACAGGCACAGCAGACGCAGAACCATATGTTCCAGCAGTACCCACGGGGGTGATACTGAAAACTGTGCCAGTTAAAGTTAAACCTGTGCCTGCGGTGTAAATTGCTGAAACCGTGAAATTTGACCAATTAATAGCGGTTACGCCAAGTGTTCCTCCGGGCTGGGCCATCGAATACCAAGCAGAGTCCGCTTGCGTTCCTGACACAATAAAAATAATTGCGCCAACGTATTCATCCCATGTATCAGCGCCAATGCTTCGCGTCCAAGGGCCAGATGAAACCACATAGATGCCATTGTCTGCCGCATTGGTTTGGTTTTTAACCAAAACCGTATTGCCAGCCACCAATGAAACAGTATCAATTGTTTGCAAGCCTGACAAACTAGCAATATTTACAGTCGATGCGGCATTTGCGGGTTGTTTCCAACTTAACCCAGCAGCAAAATAATCCACATATTGCTTGTTGACTATATCTGTTGGGCTAGTTGGGGTGCTAGAAATTGTGCCTGTGGTCGTTGCAATATTGGTGAAAACCCCAGTAGACGGGGTAGTAGCGCCGATTGTGGTGCTATTTATCGTGCTGTTGGTGATGTTTAAACCCGATTGATTTGGGTTTACAGTGGCGTAAAAAGGCGTACCCGCTGGCCCAATCAGCGTGATTAAATCAAATGTCGGTTCAGGTTCAAATATCCCCTGAACTGGGACAATGTTTATGGTTTGGGTTTTGGCGGCTTCATTTGCCATATCAAACCCTTAATCAGCTTGGCAAGCAGTGATATACAGCGTGTTTGTGCTTGAACTGATGGCTTTAATGTAGAAAGGCGCTTTAGGGGCGGCAATCATCAAAGGGAAAGTCATGGTTGCTGGCAACACAAATGAGCCGCTGTTACCTGTGGATGCCACAGTTGGGGTGGTTACTGTGCTGGAATTAGACAATTCAACCGCCGCAACGCCAGAACCAGTGTTCAACAGTGAAACGTAGTTGGTTTGGTCATTTGTGGTGGCTTCAATCAACAGCGCGGCGCTGGCTGATGTTGTCAAATTTAAGGCGTATGTGCGTCCGCTTGGGCGCATTACAGAAGTATTGACCATGTTTAGTCCCTCAGTAGTTTGATGAATTATAGGCTTACAAATAGAAAAAGCCACCCCTTTTGAGGATGGCTTTCTCACTTATTCCATGCGGTTTAAGGCAAGAATGACAGGTCGTAACCGTAGATGAAAACATCAGCAGTAGCAGCCGCGCCTTGTGCGGTTGTGTTGCGAATGTAAAGAGGTGTTCCAGTTACTGCATCGGTTGATGTAGCAGCAGTCACAACCACTTTGGCTGCGGTGGTGTTACCAGTTAAAGCATAGGCGGTTTTAATCGCTGTGCCAGCGGCAGCCGCGCCTGTGTACACAGCTAATTGCGCTGTGGTCAGGTCAACAGATGCGTTGGTAACAATGATGCTCTGAACAGAAACGCGACCATTAGCCAAAATTGGCGCAATGGTGTCGCCGACAGAGTTCAAATTTACGCCTTCAGCAGACGCAATCAAACGCAGGGCTTGGTTGGTTGCTAAGTTGCTTGGGTGGTTTGTGTTGGTTGTTGCTGGGCCGGGATTTGCCATGATATGTTTTCCTTAAAATTTGTTTGATGAGACGGGGGTGTTTTAAGCCCCCATTGACCTTTAGGCTGCGACACGGCAGGCAAGTTCTGGGTACAGCGGCGCCCAGCCATAAAGCACATCAACGCGAGTCGGGATCGAATCGTTATTGATGGTGTATTGGCGAACCACACGCATTGACAGACCCAGTTCCTTATCGCTTGCGCGACCAGCAAAGTGAACGCCATCAGGCAATTCCAAGTCAGCACAGGCCAAAGTGAAAGCATTTTTGTGCATCACAATATTTTGTGGAGACACAGTGCCAGTGTTATTAAAAGGAGTCACAACAGCAGATGCGCTGGTGGAAGCCAAGCTAACGTTCTGGAATTGACCACCAGTAATGATGGCAGGGCTAACGGTCACAGAAGTTGTGCCAGAAGTTGCCACGGTTACAGGTGCGGTCACCACAAAGTTACGCAGGCGGTTGCTACCGTAGGCTTGACGGTTTTGTGGGTTGACAGCGAAAACGCCAGCAATCGTAATCACATCACCTTGTTTCAAGCCAGCAGTAGCTGTGGCGGCGGTCAGTGCAATGGTGGAAGTTGATGCCCAGCCAGTGGAAATGAATCCAGTTGCTGTGGTGGTGGCACATGACAGGGTAGCGGTTGCATAAGAACCGAATGTCTGTGCCACAACGTTTTGATCCATCTTCCAGTTCATGCCTGCGGAGTCACGGCCCATCATGCCTTTGGTGTACTGGCTAGAAATTTTGTCTGAGGGAACAAACAAACCTTTCAAGCTGTCAACAATGGTTGCGCCTGTGAATGGTTCAACGATACATGAACGGCGACCGTCACGGGGTGCGCCCTCGCTGTCCAAATAAGCGCCAGCGGTCAAGTATGTGATCAAACCTGTGGGTGGTGTACCAGCAGTACCGACAATGTTGGCGGTATTGTTTTTAGCCATTGTCAGACCGTCAAAGTCGATCTTGTTGGCAATAGCTGCAACAGCAGGCTTCAACACGCGATCACTGAACATATCCAAAGACAAAGCCAAGTCTTGGCTGGTGAACTGGGTATCAACGTGGAACTGTGTGGACAAAGTGACAGGCACTGAGGTTTCGTTGAAATCTTCAACGTTCAGGGCTGGGCCAGTTGTACCGATGAAACGACCGGGTTTGCGGACGTTCAAAGTAGCACCAATTTTTGCGCCAGTTACGGCAAATTGGTCATCGTAGTTGCGTTCGACTTCACTTGAAAAAGTCAATTCGTTTTCTAAGACCATCAACGCTTCGTTGGTGATCATGCTGATGGTAAGCAGATTGTTGCTCATTTTGTTTCCTTGAAAGAATGGGTTTAGCGAATCTTTCCAGCCAATCGTGCTGCTCTCCAAGCCTGATATGAACCATGAAATTGACCATCACTGGTCAGGTTTACATCACGCCCGTTGGCTGCTGATCGAATTGGATTGATCGGCGCGGGTGCTTTACTTTTCCCAACAACAGTCTTTGTCTGAGGCTCAGTCTTTTCGTACTGGGCTTCCAATCTCCCAATTGCTCGTAAGGCGGCGGTCAAGGTCATGCCTTGCAGTTTCACAGCAAAGTCAGGATTTTCGGCAAGATGGTACAAAATTCGTGGGCCAACATCTGATTCAAAGATTGCATCCCGCACTTCGTTACTTACTGTAACGTCTGTGGAACTGATCATGTCATCAAAGTCTGGCATTTCAGCTTTGGCTGCCTTTACCCGTTGACCCCATGCATCTATCAGCTTGGAATGTTCGGCGGCTGCCTTGGCCTGCACTTCTTTTTGCTTTTCTTCCGACAATCGCTGCTCTACACGATAGTCTGTCAACGCCTTGGCGTATTCGTACATATCGCTGAACTGCTCTGGCAACGGTTCTGTTTCGGCTACTGGTTCAGCTTTGGGCTGAAATTTGGCCTCCAAGTCCCTTACCTTTGCTTCCAGATTCTCCCTAGCTTCGCGTTCCCTACGGGCTTCTTCCCGTGCTGCTTCGCGCTGCTTGGTTATCTCTGAAAACCGTCTTTCCAGCTTAGGATTTTGTTTTC